GAGAAAATCCACAAGTGGCTCCCTACTTTGGGTGACATGGCTGGGGTACTTGGTGGAGGTACTGAAACCATTAAAGGTGTTTCCATTGCTTTGGGTCAAATGAACGCAAAAGGTAAAGTGTCAGCCGAGGAAATGATGCAATTAGCTGAACGAGGAGTAAACGCTTGGGGCTTCCTCGCTGATGGAATGGGAATGTCTGTTGGTGAAGTACAGAAGCTTTCTTCTGAAGGTAAGATTTTAGCGAAAGACGCTCTTCCACTGATTATGGAAGGTATGGAGAAGACCTTTGGTGGAGGTATGCAAACATACATGAAGTCCACTGTTGGTCAAGCTGAACAGGCTCAAGAAGCCTTCCAACAACTCTCTGGACAGCTCACTAAAGGAGTTTACCAGTGGTTTGGTGCTAACGTATTGCCACTCATTAATGATGGCTTGTCAGCACTCTCAGACACCTTCAGTGGTGGTTTGTTAGGTGGGTTCCAGAAAATGTGGGATAGTTCCACTCAAGCCAAAATTGCCATGATTGCTCTTGCTGGTACTATTACAGCTGTCCTCATTGGAGCTTTTGTATTGATTGCTCCAGCGGTTGCTTCAGCGGTGGTAGCTTTTGCTCCATTCCTTGCAATTGGTATGGCGGTGGCTGGTTTAGCATTTATTATAATGCAATACTGGGAGCCAATAAAGAGCTGGTTCATTAGCACCTTTGGTGAGTTGGCTTCTTCATTCGCTAACTTCTTCAAGGGAATTTGGACGTTGGTTCAACCAATTCTCACAATGGTAGTAACCTTCATTAAGGAGAAGCTTGACCAGATGAAACAATTCTGGAACGAGAATGGAACAATGATTTTCCAAGCTGTTCAAAATGTATGGAACTTCATTAGTGGGTTTATTTCCACAACTCTGAATGTAATACTTGCCATTTTCAACTTTATTTTCCCAGCTATTAAGTTCCTTGTCCTTTCTGTATGGGAGGGTATTAAGGGAATTATTGATGGAGCCTTAAAGTTCATTATGGGTATTGTTCAAATTTTTGCTGGGTTATTCACAGGTAACTGGAGCAAAGTTTGGGAAGGAGTTAAAAACGTACTTTCTGGAGCTGTTCAGTTCCTTTGGAATATATTCGTAACTTTCTTCGCTGGGAAGCTTATTGGTATTATTGGTAAGTTTGCTGGAGGAGTGTTGAAATACTTCACAGGTATGGCTTCAAAAGCTGGAGGAGCTATTTCAAGGTTTGCAAGTAGTGTAGCCAGTAAGTTCTCTGGAATGGTTTCAAAAGTTATTGGAGTTGTCAAGGGTTGGGTTTCAAGTATGGCTTCAGCTATTGACAATTTTGTATACAAGATTATTGGCAAAATTGCAAGGTTCAACACTGATTTAGGTCTCCTGTTCGCTCGTGGATGGGAAGCTATTAAGGGCTTTGTTAAGTCAGGTATTAAAGGAGCCATTAACATGGTGAAGAGTATGTTCTCTACTTTCACAAGCTCTGGTAAGGGTCTCTTGGAAGCCTTCACAAAAGGTATTAAACAAGGTCTTACTAAAGCGGTTGACGCTGTAAAGGGTGGTATGAAAAAGATTCGTGATTTCCTTCCATTCTCACCAGCCAAGAAAGGAGCCTTGAGTGACCTTGACAAGTCAGGTAAGTCTTTCTTCCCTACTTTTGCTGGAGGTATGGCTCAAGGAGTCAACCCTATGCTCAAGATGGCAAACAAAGGAATGACTGAACTGAACAACGTACTTGCAAAGCCAACAGCTTCAATGGAGACGCTTGACAGCTTTAATTTTGGTAAAGCGAAAACAAGCATGAGAGTTGAGCTAGTTGTTTCTGGTGACGTTGGAGTGAACGGTGACGGTAAAACTTACAATGACCGAGAGGTTGTTGATAACGTGAACGGTTCTGTTGATGATGTATTGAGAAATTTACGCCAAGCAATAAGAAAACGATAAGGAGGAGGGAATTGAATGGCAACTAAAACTTTCTACCTAGAGTGGATGGGTCAATACAAGGCTTCCACAAATAGTTATAACGGTGGGGGTTCACCTATTCGAGTTGGTAGTTCTGCAAATTACCAGTCCTATCTGGGGTTCCCTTCTGCTGTTCGTGACGCTTTAAAGACTTCCAAGACAGCCACAACTATGAAAATTAAACTCTATGTAACTGATGGAGCTGAGTTTGACTTTGGTGGACATAAGGAGACCTACAATAAAGCTGGGGGAACAATGCCTTGGTACAAATATATAGGTCTTCACCCAGTCTTGGGAACAGGTTGGCAAACAGTTGACTTGACAAGTGCTTTCATGAATGACTACAAAGCTGGTACTTACCATGGTGTAGTTCTTTACGGTACAACTTCAAACTTGGGGGTTGCTTCCAACACAGGTAGCACACGAGTAGTTATTGAGGTGAATGGTTCATGGAACACTCCACCAAACGCTCCTCTCATTACTTACCCAAGTGGTGGAGAGATTGTTGACAAGTCAGTAACACTGAGATGGTCTTCTGGTGGAGACCCTGATGGAGATTCACTGAAATACCAGATTGCTTATAAAGAAGGTGATGGAGGTACTTGGAAGTATATAACTACTGGGTATGGAGTCACTTCATATACGTTTGATACTTCAGGATGGACAGAAGGCTCCAATGCTCAGTTTGGGGTTCGTGCTTCTGATGGTGAAGAGTGGGGAGCTTATGACTACACTGAGAAGTTCACCATTAACCATAACAGACCTCCAGCTCAGCCAACCCAGTTAAGTCCAGCTAATGGAGCTGTGGTTGACCGTACTGAGGTTTTAACCTTCAGATGGAAACACAATGATGATGGAGCACAAGCTGGTTATAGGATTGCTTGGAGAACTGTCTCAGATAGTGGAGTTGTTGGGGAATGGAACTACATTCCAAACGGTCTCTCATTCGTGAACAGCACAAGCCAATACTATAACATGCCAGCCAATACGCTTCCGAACGCAACTATTGAGTGGGGAGTTCAGACGAAAGACCAACAAGGCTTTGAGTCTCTATATAGTAACTATGTTCGTATTCAGTCAAGGGAGCCAACTAACGCTCCTCAGATACTCTCTCCTTCTTATTCAAGCGAGATTAGTACGACAAGAGTTACTGTTGAATGGTCTTCACTTAACCAGCAAGAATATGAGCTAATTCTCTATGATACTAATGGACTAGAACTCTTCAGTGAGATTAAAGCTGGTTCCATTAAGTTAAAAGAGATTCCTATTGATTTAGATAATAACAAATGGTATGAGGTTCATTTGAGAGTAAAAGATTCCACTAACCAGATTTGGTCAGACTATTCAGTGGTTACTTTTGGAACAAACTTCACTCCTCCAGTGACACCAACTATTTTCTTTTCTGAGCAAGCTGGGGAAGGTATTGCTAATATATTCTACTCAGCTGGTGACACCTCAACAGCCACTCGTATTGACTTATACAGAAGGGAGTACACTCCTCAAGATACTGAGCCATGGTTGAAGATTGCTGAGAGCAAGACTCTTGATGGTTCGTTCTTGGACTACACTCCAGCCAGCACTGTTGAGTATGAATACAAAGTAAAAGCGGTAAATGAAACAAACCATACTTCAAGCGACTCGTTCACAGTAAGTGTGAGACTTGACTTCTTTGAGACATTCCTTCAAGAAGCAAGCAACCTTTCTAGTATTGTCCTCATGAAGAACGCTACTTCAAGGGATTCCAATATTAAGATTGATTCAGCACTAATGCAATTCGCTGGAAGACGAGACCCAGTGAGGGAGTTTGGTGAGAACGAGGAAATGACCATTTCAGTGGAGTGGGAAGTTGATACTTACTCAGAAGTTCGTCTCATTCGAGACATGCTGAAGAGAAGAGACATTCTCCTTTATAGAGATGGCTATGGAAGACGTTACTGGGTGACAGCTGATGGGTTGAGCATTTCAGATAAGGTGGTTCGAGGGTTCGTTCTCTCAACAACCTTGATAGTTACAAGCTATGATGAGGACTTGAACAAACCAACAGAAGAGGAGCTGATATAATGCAAAATATTTCACGAGGAGGGTACAGTCGAGAAGAGATTCTTGACGTACTTCACTCCAAGAGTGGTTCAAGGAAGGTTCATTTCAGATATGACCTCTATAACAAAGATGGTGTATTCCTGAAGACCCTTGATACTGTTCAAAGTGGAGAAGTTGCTATGTCAGCTTTCTCTACTATCAAACGGACAGCTAAATTCAGGGTCAAGGAAAAAAACGGTTCCAGCAACAGTGGAGTTCAAACAAGACACAACTGAAAGAAGCTGGAACAAAGGTGAAGACTGGAACAGGGGTATTAACTCAGGTCTGGTGGTTGAAGGTACTGCATTGAGAATAACAACTCCAGCTCAGACAACTGTTGAGGATTGGAGCTTTGAAAGTGAAGGAGCAACAAATGGACTCTCTAACAAGTGGACTCCTTGGAGTAGCCGAGCGACATTCGCTCAAAGTGCTACTGGAGGTTTAACTGGTTGGGGTCAACAGATTATAAGAAAAGAGTCTGGAGCTGTTGGTATAGTCTCCTCAAGTAAGAGAATTGTCAACTTGACAGCCAACTCTGATAGAGCTTATTTGTCATTCTTCTTCAAGCCTTCAAATAGCAACTTCACCAACCCAACTTATTGCTATGTAATGTGGGATGATAACCTGAACAATATTCCAATTACAGACTATACAATTACCGATATTGGTAATGGCTGGTATAGATATGATGGCTCTATTGTTCCAACTAAAACAGGTTACGCTGGAGTTCTAATTGGTTGGTCTGGTGGTACTGATGGAAACGTATGGATTGATAATATTTACTTCCAAGAGAATGTTCCACCAACTTGGCAAGCTGAATGGATTTCTGAGCCAGTTACAGTGGCAAATGGAGAGGTTGGTTCAATTATTGACTCACGAGTTCACTATTCAACAACTCTGAGCATGTCCTCCAAAGCAACAGTATATTCAAGGTTCTCTACTAATGGAGGATATACTTGGACAGCTTGGAGTCCTCAAGGTAATGATTTGAATATTAGCGGTCTGGGAAATGGCTGGAGTATTGATGGAGAGATTCAGGTTCAGTTCAGGGTCATTCTTGAGAGGTTCCAGATTCAGTCTCATGTTGCTTACCTTAACTCCTTGAGCTTCAGTCTCACAAAGGACTTCCAAGTTGAGGTTCCTGAGCGTACTGAGATTAATTACCTTTCAGACAGAATTAAGCCATATATGGAGATTCAGATGAAAGACGGTAACTGGATTGACTTCCCTCTGGGAGTATTCCTCCTCAGTACACCAACCAGACATGATGAAGTAAATGGAGTGTACCGAGATATTGAAGCTTATGACGGTCTCATTATTCTTGATGATGACAAGTTCACTTCAAGGTACACCATTCCAACTGGAACGAAATACACGAAAGCTGTTGAGAACATTCTCAAGAGTGCTGGTGTTACTGACTTTAATATTGCTGACAAAGCTGACACTCTGAGTGTGATAAAGAGTTTAAGATTGGCACGAGCAAGCTTGAAGCGGTCAATGAGCTACTGAACGCTATTAACTATACACCTATTTGGGTTGACGCTAATGGCTACTTTACAGCTTACCAGTATGTTTCTCCAGCTGATAAACGAGCTGACTACTACTATGCTGATGATGAGATTTCAGTCATTCACAATGGTATGGAAGAGGAGCTTGATATTACTGAAGTAGCAAACACTTGGGTTGTTACCGAGTCCAACCCTGAGAAAGACCCTATTGTCTCAAGCAAGGTGAACAATAACCCTGAGAGTCCAACTTCAACAGTAAGACTGGGCAGAACTATTGTTGATTTCCGAGAGGTGGATGATATAGCTGACCAAGCGACTCTGAACGCTTATGTTGAGCGTATAGCGTTTGAAGCTTCTCAGGTGTTCGGTAAGTTAAAATTCAAAACAGCCCTCATGCCATTCCATGAGTATTCTGATGTGATTCACATTAAATATGACCCTCTCAAGGTTGACTATAAGTTTAGTGAAACGAACTGGACTATGAAGCTTGAAGCTGGAGGAGAAATGGAGCATGAGGTCAGAAGGGTGGTGAGCATTTAATGAACGCTGAAGAGTTTGTTCGTTTAATGGCAAAGCTAAATAAACCTCAGAAGCCCTTCTCAATGGGTACTGTGGGAACTGTTTCTGGAATGAAGGCAACTATTAAGTTTGATGGGGAGAGTTCTTTTTCCACAAAGTCTTACCCCAGCCTTGCTCCATACACACCAGCTTCAGGTAATAGAGTGTTATTGGCTAATGTTGCTGGAACACATGTGATTCTTGGACGTATTCAGAACTAATTTCCCTATGTCATATATTGAAGGGGGGTGAGTAGGGAAATGTCACTGAAAGATATAATGACTATTGCAAGCTCTGAGACTGTGTTCGCTGTTCTCTTTGTAGCTTTCCTTTGGATAGTAATAGCTCAGGTTAAGACAGCACTAAAAGAAACGAGAGAGAGTGCTCAAAAACGTGAGGAGTACATTCTTACTAGCCATGAGAAACAAATGAATGAAATAAAAGAGAATATGCTTCACGAGCGAGCGAGTTCTCATGAGTTAATGGTTGAGCAACGTATTTCTTTTGATAAGAGGGAACAGGAGCTTTTAAAGCACCTTAACAAAAATACAGAACAGCTTGGCAATATTGCTGAAACATTGAAGGATATTCAAAATAACCTGAAGAGCGTTGAAAACCGTATGGAAGATAACTTCATGGACGTTTGGAAGGAACTTGGTAACAAGATTGACAAGCACAATGCTTTTTTAAATAAATAAGGAGATGATTTATAATGGCTATTTATATTGCCCTTGATGATGGACATGGCATGGAAACTGCTGGTAAGCGAACTCCCTATATTCCTGAACTTGGGAGAGTTATTAAAGAGAACGAGTTTAATAGAGAGGTTGTCAAATACCTCAACCAAGAACTTATTCGGTGTGGCTTTAAAACATTACTGACAGCACCAAACGACACTGATACTTCACTAGCTGAGCGAGTTCGCAAAGCAAACAACGCAAAAGTTGACCTGTTCATTTCTATTCACTTTAATGCTTCTGATGGAGTATTCCATGGAGGTAGCAAAGACCCTGAAGGATTTTCAGCTCATGTTTACTTGGGGAACAAGAATACAAAGAGTGGACAGTTTGGAAAAATTGTTTTGAAGCACCTCTCAGCTGGTACACCTCAGAAAAACCGAGGACTTGTTGAGCAAAACTTGTATGTTACTAGAAAAACAAAAATGCCAGCTGTTCTCCTTGAGCTGGGCTTCATGGATAACAAGCGAGAAGCACTATTGATGTTGAATGTTGCTTTTCAGCGTGAATGTGCCATGGAGATTGCTAAAGCTGTCTGTGAGTTCTATGGTGTACGGTATGTCTCAGGAATTACTGCAACAACACCAGCTCAACCAGCTCCAGCTGTGAAAGGAGATAACATTGGAGTTGCAACTGTCAAAGTTGACGCTTTGAGTCTGAGAACTGAGCCAAGCGTGAAAGGTAAACTAATTCGTGAGTTGAAGCGAGGAGACGTTTACCGAGTTTACGCTGTGAAGGACGGATGGTACAACCTTGGGGCTAACCAGTGGGCTTCTAATGTTGGTGGCAAGTACATGGAATACAAGCCAGTAGCAAAGCCAGTGGAGCCAAAAGGTGAAACTTACAAAGTCCAGAAAGGTGACACTCTCTGGGGTATTGCTACCAAGCACAACACGACTGTTGTAAAGATTAAAGAAATAAACGGTCTCAGAAGTGACTTACTCACAGTGGGTCAGACCTTGAAGGTTGCTGGTGATATGCAATATTACACAGTACGAAAAGGAGACTCCCTCTGGGGTATTGCTAACAAGCACAACACAACTGTTGACGCTATTAAGAAACTAAACGGTCTCAAAGGAGACACAATTCAACCTAATGAAAAACTGAGAGTCAAGTAATGGCTCTCTCCTCTAACGAGGTTAAACATTCTCACCCATTTTGGGGAGTCAAAAATAAAAAAGTAGAAAGGAACTTAAAGGTGATTAATATGAAAAAATTCGTTTTGTCTCGTAAATTCTTAACAGCTATGGCAACTATTCTGTTCATTGTTTTAACACAGCTCTTGAACGTGCAAATTGATGAGCAAGCTTACTGGTCAATTATTGGTACAGCTATTGCTTACATTCTTGGTGAAGCTCATGTGGACGCTAAACGAGAAGCAAACAAAGGGAAGGATGAAGCTGAAACTGTAATTAACTTCAAAGAGTAAACTGACGAGGGGCTGAGAAGCTCCTCCATTTTTTTAAACTTTTTTTAAAAAGGGGTTTACTTTTGGTCATACCATGGTAATATAAGAGTAAGCCAAGGAAGTAATACCTTGGTAATATTCGAGTACAACCACCAAGAAATTAAAAAACAGATGGGAGAGACCAAAAGATGAACACATTCAGACGCTCAGGAGTAAACTTCAACATTATTAACGAGTTACCACAGGAAGTGGAAGACAAGTTCTTGACAACTCTAAACGAGTTCTTACAAAGTGGAAACGACTTTGACCGAATTGACAACATTCTAAATTATATCGCTGGTGGAGCTTGTGGGAGAGTATACGATTTAGGGAACGGATTCATTTTGAAGATTAATAGATTCACTTGGAGTAGCAATACTCCAGATGGTGACATTCTGAGAGACCTTCAAGGTGTTCCAATGATTCCAAAACTATACTGGTACTCAGAAGACAACCGTTTCATTATTATTCAAAAGATTGATGGAGTTACAACTGGAACATACACTGGACAGTTCACCTTCCAAAAGGACTGGGAGGAACAAA